TAATTTGTGAAAAATTATTTTTATTAGAAATTAATCTAAAATCATACTTTGAATTTTTATTCTTTATTTTTTTTATTTTCCATTCCATTATTATTAAATAGATATTTTATTAGTTTCTATTTAAATAAAAATATTGAATAAAAAACAGTTAAAAAGAATATTTTCTATATTTAATAAACTATGAACTTAAATAACGTCATTTATACAGAAAAAGAAATCAATCAAATAATTATAAAAAATATTTTAAAAATGTTATCTCGAAGAAATATGATATCTGATGTTGAATCAATATTTGATATTATTCAAGATAGTATTGTTTCAAATAAACCTATTGACATAAAAATGGATAATAATACAAACTCCCAAGTTTATCTAGTTAATGGCAAGGTAACTTCAATTACTCAACACTCACCTATTGACGAATTTTTGAGTAGTAATACTAATCTATTAAAATTAGTAATAGTAAAAGAACCAAGTAAGAAAACATTTAAACAAATTTTAGAAAATTATCCAAACAGTGAAGGATTTTTCCAATATGAATTTATGGAAGATGTTCCAGCCAAAGATATTATTCCAATCCATAATTTAATAAACAGTGAAGAAAAAGATGAATTATTACAACATATCCAAATACGAAATTTAAAAAAGATTTTTTCAACAGATAGAATGTCTAGATATTATAATGCACAGGTCGGTGATATTTTTCGTATTGAAAGATTGAATTCAACTAGTGGAAAAGGGGTAGATTATAGGGTAGTTGTACCTGGAAAAATAGATATATTATTTTAAAAATTGTAAAAAATTATTATATCAAATAGTTTAATGATTAATTTATTTGATAAAATAAAAGAACAAAAATATGACGATATAATAAAAATTGTTAAAAATGAGGAAAATATACAACTAAACGTTCAAGATAATTTTGGTAACTATTTAATAGAATATATTTTAGATACCAGTAATTATGAATTAATTAAAACTATTTTATCCAAAGAAATATCTTTAGATATTATTGACAATAACGGCACCACAATTCTTTACAATCAAATTAAACTTAATAAAATTAATATATTCAAATTATTAATTGAAAAAAGTTCAAACCAAATTGGTATTCAAATGTTAGATAAAAAAGATTTGAGAGGAAGAACTCCTTTTCATTATTGTGTTATATTTAATAATATAGACGCATTTGATATTATAATGGAAAATAATGGTGACCCATATATTTCAAATAATAAAGGAGAAAATATATTTTTTTATTGTTTGAAATATGAACGTAATAATATGCTGATAAACCTGTTTAATAAATTCTCGAATTTTAACATGAAAAATAAAGATGGAGAAAGTTTATTACAATCCAGTATTAATTATTCAAATTATAAAATTATAGATTATTTATTAACTAAAACTAAGATTAATATTAATAATCAAACAAAAGAAGGAATAACTGCATTGCATCAGTTCACTGCCAATAATCAAAAAGATTATATTAAACAGCTAATTGAATTAGGTGCTGACCTTACTATATCTGATTATTTAGGTAATAATTTATTACATTACTGTATTGCTACTATGGATAATAATCATAAACTACTTAATTATTACATTAATCTTGATAAAATAAATACTAATTTTACAAACTTGGATGGAAATACACCTTTACATATGTACTTGTTGGATTATGGTAAAAATGTTAATAAAGATATACTTAAAACTATGATTAAACAAACTAATTTAAATATACAAAACCATCAAGGTAATACTTGTCTGCATTTACTAACTAAATATTCTTTAATTGAATTGGTTGAACAAGAATTAATTTTTAAAGAATTAAATATTTTTATTCAAAATTATAAAGGACACACGATATATAATAAAATAGATAATAAAGACAAATTATTAGATATAACAAGCCAATCTTTTTTTAATATGTTATCTAAAAAAAATTTAATAATTGATTGGGAAATAAAATGCTCTTATATAAAAGATAAGAATTTGGATTCCTATAAATCGGTAAATAAGTCAGATAATCTAGAAAAAATAAAAAATACAGAAGATTGTTTAAATAAAATTAAAAGTGTAATTATAAAAGAAAATCGGTCTGTGCCAAAAATGAGAGAATTAAATTTTGATCTTGAGTCAGGGTTAGTATTGAAAGATTGTTTTTTTAGTGGATTTCCAATTGATACTTTATTTGGAATATTATGGTTAAAAAAGTCACATCCAAATATATCATTAGTTCTTGACTACCCACTTAGTGTAAATGATAATATTATAAATTTTTATAGTAAAATGGGAATTAACTTTAACTATAAATTAGATTTTATTAATAGTATGATTCTTTGGAGTTATCAAAAAATGTTCTTGCCAGAATATTTTGATGCAGTTATTAGAAAAGAAATTAATAATAATAGTAAAGCTATCATTATTCCAATTGGAATCGAAACATCCCAAGGTGCCCATACTAATATAATATTTTGGAATAGAACTAAAAATATAATTGAGAGGTTTGAACCAAATGGTAAGAATCCACCTATGACTTATGATTATAACCCACGACTTCTTGATTCATTATTAGAAAATAAATTTAAAAATATAGATAAAGATGCTAAATATATTACTCCAATGGATTATTTACCAACAATTGGGTTTTCTATGATTGAAAATTTGGAAGATCATAGATGTAAAAAAATAGGTGATCCTAATGGGTTTTGTACAGCTTGGTGTATTTGGTATTGTTACCAAAAATTATTAAATTTAGATACAGATAGTGAAGATTTAGTAAAACAATTAATTAACAATATAAAATTACAAGCAAAAAGTTTTAAAAATCTAATTAGAGATTTTAGTAAAAATATATCTAGCTATCGAGATGAATTTTTAGAAAAAATAGATATTGATATTAATGATTGGATATTAACAAACTATAGTGAGGAAGATTTGGTAAAGTTAGAAAAACTAATTTTAAAATTATTATAATATAAAGAAATATATTATCTATATAATAATGAATAATATACAACTAATAATTAATAATTTTATTAATAAACATAAACACTTTAAAAAAGAACAAGTTGAAGAAATTGTTTCACATGTTTTATTAAATCAAGATTATGATAAAGAACTCTATGAAAAAATGATTGAATGTAATTTTGAATTATTCAGAAATAAACTACTTGAACAAATTAATAATATTATTGATTTAGATTGTTTTAATAAATTATTATCAACTAGTAATAAAGTAGAATCATTAAATAACTTGAGTAAATTTATTAAAAATGATGAAGAAAGGCTTTTTTCGAATGTATATAAAAATTTAAACAAAGATAATATATACATTCAAAAAATAGATTTTATTTGGTATACTAATAAAAATGAAGATATAATTACTATTAATTCTCAAAATATTAAATTTATAGAAAAGAAATATTCTGGTAATTTCGAAGATTATCTTCTTTTTATAATACCTCGAATTACTAAATTAAATAAAAAACAATTAGATATTTTGGTATCTATTCCATCTGATTTTGATAATAATACATCTGAAGAAAATACAGTTATTAATAATCAAATAGAAGAAAATAATACAGATACAGGATATATTAGATTGTTAGAAATGAATATTAATAACTTACAATCTAATATTCAGAATATTAATGATACAATAATTCCAAGAATACATAATTTAGAACAAATGGTTAATCAACATTTAAATAAATTAAATTTTCATGAATTACAAACAAAAAAATCATTAGAAGTATTAGAAGATAGAATTTTAAAACTTTTAGAAGTGATAAAAACTTCTAAATTATAAAGTTATTTTCTTCATCCTTATCAGTTGTTTCATCTACTTCCTGTACTTTCTCAATAATAGAACCAAAATATTTACTAACTTCCTCTTCAGTTGCATAATCTAACATTTTTCCAATCACTTTGATTTGATGGTCTCCTTGATTAATTCTTTTATTAATTACTTCTATTTTAATAAAATTGTTTATTTTCAAATTACTTTTATCTTTTTTATTAAGAAATTTATCCGTTACATCCCATATATGAGTATCTACATTATCTTTTGGAATAAATATCATAATTGGGCCATTACTTGCTAAAAGCAATTCTTGATTTATTGCCTTAACTTGAGCAATAATTATACTATTTTCAATAGGAATACATAATCGACAATGATAATTAATAAAATAGGATGCACAACCAGAAAGATTTTCAGCTCTTAAATCTTCTTCTTCAAAAGATTCAATACGATGAACTTCATCTATGAATCCATATTTATTACATATTTTTTCTACTTTCTTACGAAGTACAAGCTTCATAATATTCTGAATATCACTATTCATCATATGTGGTTTAATTTGAATCTTGGTATATTGTGTACTGTTTTTGTAAGGTGATACTAACATTAATTATAGTTATATAATATTTATTTATATAATATTTTTTGTCAATTTTTTTAATAATTTTATATATTAAATAATAATATAAATATTTTTCTAATTATAGATATATATGTCTAAACACGGTGTTTCAATTAAAAAAAATAGATTAACTGAAAATTTCATAAAAATTGCTCAGTCAAAATCAAATACCGATAATAGTAAGATAATAAAATTAAAAGAAACTTCTAAGAAGATTGATAGAGGTATGGTTGTTAAAGGTATTTCTAAATTATTATCTTCTGCAATAAATAAAGTTGCAAATAAAAATATTTCTGAATTAACTCAATTTATCACTCTATCTAATTCTTTCGAAATTGGTAAAGTTAAAACATTTGGTGATTTTGTTTTAACTAATTTTAAACAAAAAGTTAATTTTGATAATACTGCTAATATTATTGCGGTTCAAAAAATGAAAAATAAAATTATAAATGAAATAGAAAAAACAATAAGCATCAAGATAAAAAATGTAGTTAAATTAGTTACTGATAATAAGAATTCATTTGAAGAATCTAGTAATGTTAGTACTTCGATAGGAGATATGACAGATGATATGTTCAGTAAAATTGCCGACGCAATGGCTAAGAGTTTTGACGGTAGTATTTATGAATACCCAGCAACAGAAGAGAACAATTCGAAAAAAGATTCACTTGAATTAGATGACAGTTTTACTGCTATTAAAAACCACAATGTATCAGATAAAATACAAAAAAAATTAAGTTCAGAAAATATTGCTTTATGTGTTTCTCAAATAAATGTAGGAAACATATTTAAAATAGATACTATGGATGTTGACGGAAATGTTAATATTGATAAATTTGAACAATTAGTTGCAATTAAAAATGTATTAAATTGTATATTTAATAATGAAGTTCTTAATGACTTGTCGAGTAAAATAATATATAATTTTGAGGAAAATATTTCTAGAATGTCGGAATCGGTAGATAAAAAGTCTATTGCTCATATTGATATTCAAGCTATTGGTGTTGCAGGTATTGCTATTTTAGAAGCAGTAGGAAACGGGATTGCAAATGGATCAAAAGACATGGGAGAAGGATTATCTACTTTTGTGGAACGAACCGGTAACAGTATTGATACGATCGATGAAGGAATAGTAAAAGAAGTAGACAAAGATATTGGTTCTATGTTTTCAGGTATCATGATATATCTTATTATAGTAGGAGTTCTAATAGTAATAGTAGGAGTTTTGAAAATGTCAGGTAAAATTTAAATTAGGTCTATATTTATTTCTAAATATCCAAAATGAATATAGCTTTTTTTATTAGTCAAATGTATTGGTATCTTATTTAATTAAATTAAATTATAGATAAATATGATACTTTTTCTCAAATTTTACTTGAATTGTTGGCAAATCTATATCTTCATCTTCAGATGCAATAACTATTTCAGCTGGTGTAGAATATAAGTCAATATTATACTTTTCCTGATAAATTGTTGTCAATAATTTACTGCCATTGTCTGATGGCATAAAATTAGCAAACATAATCGAAGAACCATTTAAAACCATACTAATAGTTGTTTTAAACTTTGATTCATACAATTCAATAAATTTTTCTAAACTCATATCAGTCGTTAGTTCAAATTTGGTCCACGAATTAATTTCAGTTTCGCCAAATTTTAACATTGGAGCCCTAACTGGTTCTGTTGCTACTAGAATATTAGTTGACAAACTTACAAACCAACTCTTATAAGATTCAATAATATTTTCTCTTTCATACCAACTATTTTCACCATGAAAACTACAATATTTAAGAATTTCAATGCTAATTAACCCAGCTACAATTGAAGTTGTAGTAGCTACAGCTGGTACAATTTTCCCTGCAATTCCTTTTGCTTCGTCAAAACTAGAAATTGGAATTCCATAATTTGTTGACCTTAGATTTGACGACGCTGTAATAAAAGCTACATGCCAATTACTATCATCATCTTTTTCAAACATTTCTGGTTTTTTAAGACCGTCAATATCCTTTTTAGGAAGTTCATAATCAACAACTGTATGTTTTTCATCTTTCAATTCTTCATCATTGCTAGCAATCTTTTTACTTTCATCAACCTTAAATTCATATGGAACGTAACTAACTAGACATGCAATTAGTTCTTCTCGAGAAAAACTATCATCTAAACTACAAGTCCTAGCAAGTAAATGAGTTGTTGATTCGAGAAAATCAACAACCATACTATTAGTCAGATCATAGTTTACAACAGATGGACATCTTTTTCCCTTTGACCAAAATAATTCACCCGCAGTAGTATAGCTATCTTCCGGAAAATTATTTAGTAGTTGTAGAATCTGGTCGCGATACAATTCTAAAAACATATCTGAAGCCCACATGGCACAGTCTTTCCATGATTTAGGATTATATTTTACTAAACAATTGTAAATATCTTGGGTTGCTACACTTCTATCATAACCTGATAGTGAATCTAAAAATTTATCCAAATCACGTACATAACTTCTAACATTTTCAGGCCCCCTTTTAAATTGATCAAAATAATCCATAGCCCAATGAATAGTATGATGGGGTTGATTCGGAAAATTTTTAATAGTACAAACAGGAAAACTTTTTTCTTGAGGAGGGTCTGAACTGTTACTATAAGTTTCAGTTACAAACGGAATTACTGGTTGTGTATTTCCTTTCATTCCATGTGTACCACTTTCAAATAATGGTTTACCATATCTGAAACATTGTTCATCCATATATCTTCGTGCTTCAATATTATCTAGAGCATTAATAACTCCAAATAATTTCGGTGCCATATTATCCATCAGTTCTTGATTATCTGAAGACATCTTATATTCCATAGCATTAGTACAAATATTGTTATTCATCTCACGAATAACAGAACACGCAGTTTTACTCTTCGAATTTCCAATATGACTGTTTCTAAATAGAAACTGTCTACTCAAGTTCGAGTGTTCAATATGGTCAGGATCAGTTACTAATAGTGAACCACTATTTGTAGCCATATTTAGTTTAGACAAATTCTTAAGAAGTTCACAACCAATCGCGCCACAACCAACCATTAACCAATCAGTTGATTCCATTTTTGACTTAAATTCAGTTCCCAATAAACTTTCTAAACCAACGCCTGTAACATCCGTTGGTTTACTATCTGGTACAATTTCGGCATCCGAATAAATCATCCACTGATTTATTGGAGTAAACTTACAAGTTACTACCTTGATAACTTCCATTGCAGCTAAAGAACCTAGTACTGATACAACTGGCATTAGTTCTAAATGATAAGCTCTAGTTAATTTACCGACTTGTTTGTTAGTAATTCTATCAACATACTCGCCCATTTCAGAAGACCAAGGATTTGTTGGTACCAAAATAGATTCATTAAGAAATTTTAAAACTTCTGAATCAAATTCTTGATTAAAACCAACAATTGTTGGATTAGAAAGTTGTTCTTCAAGACTTTGGTGAGATATGTTAAATGATTGTCTTACTGTGGTTGCTGTTCCATTAACTAGTTTAAAATCTTTTCTAGGAGTAAAATTTTCTAGTTGAAAAATTAATTTGTTATTTACTTTAATCTTCCATTCTCCTTCTAAAACATCTACATTATCACCTGAAAGATTAGAAAATCTAATAATATCTCCTGACTCAAAGTCATGAGAATTATGTTGAGCACACCAAACTTTTCCTTCTGAAGAAATATTTTCTAGCTGAACCGGTTCAATCACTTCGCCTGATAAATCATTCACTATATGATTTTCCAAACAGTCAACAAAAACAGAGCCAGCAAATCCATGGGACTTTGTCCAAACAAATTTTGAATTATTTTCTCGACAAAGTTTGTTAACTTCAATTGCTTTTTCTATATTCGAATTATGTAGAAGAACTACTTTCTTAGTCCAATCTATATCCTCAAATTTAGAAGAAGTAATTCGACAATACGGATTTAATTCTGCAAGTTTTTTAGAAAGTACTATGTGTCTACTCATACCTATATCTGATTCTTGATAATAAAATCCTGAATCTAAATCAGATGACGTAACAAAACTATCTTCAACAAGAATTATATCTTGTACTCCTGATAATAGGAGATTTTTGCATGTTTCTGTAGCCAATCCACCAGTCAAATCAATAATAATTATAGTACTGTTTGAAAGTTGTTGAGTCGCTTGCTTGCCATAAGTGCGATTCTGTCTATCATACCTTTCGAAATCTATTGTTGAATCCATTATAATATTTTTAGTTTAATTAAGAATATTAAAATGTCAATTTTTTTATTATGAATTAACTTTAAAGAATTATATAAAAAAAAGGGATTTACTTTATGAATTTATCGTTTTCTTACATTATGAAATTGATTATATTAAACTTCAATATCCTGTTTATTCTTCCCCCAAAGTATTATTGAAAGTCTTCCTTTATCATTATCAGTTGGATTGGCTATTTGTGGAATACCATGTCTCCAATCAATATTAACTTGATTTCCAAAAGTATAAATCATACCATCACTCAATGGAATGGAAACTACGGTTCTAGCTTTAGCATGTTGGAAAGCAACATCTCTTACTGACCCAAAAGAAACACCTACTGTTAAATTTTGTGTTTTTGCTTTTTTGGGATCAACTGCAGCAGCATCATGATGAAAAGGTTTCCATTCTTTAGCATCTCTATAGAGATTAAATCTGGTCGCTTTAACATCCATTTCAAAATATTTTGATATTCTATCAACTACCATACTAAAGGTAGGACATTTCTCTTTCCAACCAGGTCTTCTATCATCCGCAATATAATGTGTATCACCGTGCCAAAGTTTCCAAATTTCGTCATCGCTTCCTGTTGTTTTAATTTCATCTAATAGTTTCTCATAAATTTCATTGATTTTGAATTCAAAAAACATATTATTAATTACAACTACATCTCTTTCATCATAATGACGTGGATAAATATCTTTACTACCGTCTTCAATATAAAGTCTTAAATCTGGAGGAGAATGGTCTGGTTCAAATGATTCAGTATTCTTTTTAATCAAACGATACTTTTTCTTATTATTTTTTTTATGTATGTCGTCTTCTTTTTTATATTCGCATTTTAATTTATTACCATCGATACCTGTAATATTTGTTGCAACTAACTTCTTCTTTTCTTCGTTATAAGAGTGAATAAACTCTACATTTTCATCTTCATATAATGCTCTAAATATATCATTTTTAACATTAATTT